GTCATTACCTGACCAAGCGAACTGCATCTTATCTTCATGAGTTCTGAGAGTTAGATGCTTTAACAATCTCCTTCCAAGTAGCATCTGAAATCTCAACGTGCTCACTCATCTCCATTCTGCTCATGCCTTCCGCATATCGGGCAACGCAATGCTCGAACATCTTTGTTCCTTTCTTGATGACCTTCTTAGTTGGCTCCTGAGTCACTTGCTTTCCAGCAGCATCATTGTCCTCATCAGTTACGATTCCGAGCAGAGAGCTCAGAGCGTATCTTCGATAGTAAGTGATTGCAGAGCCGTCAACTTGGAACTGATTCATTCCCTTGAGACTGACTCCTTCCGGAATCTCAATCCGAGACTCAATGCACTCTCCTGTTGGAATGTGGACGAGCTTTGTCATGATTGCTCTGCCGTCCAATGGCTGCGAGATAACGAGCTTGTGTTTGTTGAGCAGAGGATTGATGACCTCCATGATTGAGGGAAGATCAGCGTACTTGTATCCGTAGCCTTTCGCTCCTTTGTTGATTGCTGGACATTCCGCTTGGAAGTCCGAGAGTGCGCTCCAAAGAGTCGCTTTGGTTGTCTTTTTTTCCATGATAGACTTAGTTGATAATTTGAGTTAATGGTTCGTAATTGATTCCTCGTTCACTTAGAAACTGAGCAGTAGTTCGGTAGATGCGGTCTGCATCAATTCGCCTGTTCGGGCGATAGTTTGACAGGCAATCGACAACGGTACTCCTCGGATAGCCTGACCTATCCGAGACTGCTTGGATTCCTCCGTTTGGCAGCAGCCGTAGTACTCTCTTGAAAACTTCATGTTTTTCCATGTTGCTAAGATAACAATTTAAAGACGAGATCAAAAGCTGATTGAGCAGCGTTCTCGTGCCAAGTTGGTTCGTCCTCGTCCCAATCGTCCCAAAGCTGAGAGTCGTGAGTGAATAGCTTGTCAGAGATAAACTCTCCATCCTTCTCAAGCTCGTAAACTATGTAGTAAGAGCCGTAGCCTGATGCTCTTCTCATGCTCAAGTGATGCAGCTCGATTCCTTCCGGAAGAGTGATGTCGTGATTTGTCAAGTTCATATTGATGATTTTTGAAGCGTTACGTTGTCGATGGTGATGAAGTTGAACTCATCGTATGTGAGCTCAAGATCAATACAGATATCTGCGAAGTCAATCTTTTTGAGAACGATGTTCGTATCTGCATCCGTTTGCAGGGCCATATAGACGAGCATGAATGTCGCTCTGTTGCTCTTCATCATCGTATCCTGATAGGTTGCTAAGTAGCTCAGGAACTCTTTTCGTGTGTATTCTTTCGTTTCCATGTTTTTAGTTTTAGTGAGATGGCTCTCGATTAGTCTTTAATTGATTGAGCAGTCTTGAGGAGCTTGCTCTCTTCCTTGTATACTTCCACTATCTGCTCGTCAGTTGAGTCATCAATGTAGTATGTGATTCCTTTGATGGTGATGAATACTGACTCTGCGCTTCTGATGTCAATTTTCATAGCTGCTCGTTCATCCAATTAAGAACTACCTGCGCATCCTCCTCCTCGAAATCGTGATCAGCATCAAATAGAGTTGCCAATGTATCTTGGCTAACTGCCTCCGCCATCAGGTGATTGTCAGCCTTAGCTTGAATGTAAGCGCAAACGCTACCATCTCTGTAAACTCTGACGAACATACTACCCTCAGATACTGAGCAGCAATCTATTCCTTGTTCAATTACTTCCAGCTTTTCTGAGTCGTCCAACTTGTTCCAACCTTTTACTACTTCTTGATTTTCCATGTCTTTGTGTTTTCTAATGAGCTCCAAAGATATATAAAATTGTCAGAATAACAATACCAAGAGCAGTCTTTTTTCTAAGTGCTTGATACTCAAGAAGAAAAAATTAGTTGGCCGAGAAGTCGAAGTTCCGATCTGCCGCCATTCCAGCAATGAACTCCTCACAATTAACCGAGGCATTGAAGATTACATCCATCTCATCTCGCATCTTCCGAGTGTTGTAATAAAGCAGACCGAGAAGCACCACCGAGCAGAGCATCAGGGCCGAGAGTATCAGCAGAAGAATTGAGATGATGGTTAGAAGGATGCTCATAGTATAGAGTTGATTACCGTATGACCTCCGATAACTACCGCGCAGGCAATCGCTGGCTTCTTGCCCCTCTTCGCATACGCGAAAGCATACTGATCGGCATCTATTCCACAACCAACTTGAGTTCCGAATATCACTCCTCTGTTCGTTGTGTAGTATTCCGTATAACATTGGGTATGGAGATGGCCTTGCACCGTTGACTGCATATCAGCTCGGCACTTGGTTCGAGCCGTTCCTCCTTCTCCGTGAACGTATTGGACTCCATCATATTCCACTCGGTCAGAGAATGTCCATCCTGGAGCGTTGAGCACTTCACTATATGACTTGATCCATGCCCTCGGAATACCTCCTGTGAACGCTTTCCTTGCGACCATCCGATCGTGATTGCCGATAATCACATCAGCCACAGGAAAGGTCTGCACCCATCTCTCGAGCTTCTTGATCGCAAGCTCCAACTCGTTACCTCCACCGAGTCCATCAGGATCAGTCTCGTGATAGCTGGAGTAGTGGTTGTCGATGATGTCTCCTATGAAGATAACATTCGTGCAGTTCCATTTCTGATAACTCTCAACGCAATGCTCGAAGTACCCCGGAAGAGCGAAAGGCTCATGCAGATCACCGACCACAAGAATCCTCCTCTCCTGACTCGTGAGATTATTGAACGCAGCCAATCTCTGCCCCTTCAATCTTGGTCTATGGTCAATCGGTCTGGGCATGAACCGCCTTTGCAAATTCAGAATCCAACTTCTCAATCTCCAGAAGGTCAGACTCCCAAGCTCTATCAGCAGCAGACCTCTCCTCCTTCGTGGAACTCATTCCAAGATTGGCCTGTCGAGCTGCGTTCTTCTTTAGGTATCTGTCAATCTCTTCTCGCACTCCTTGATTCTCGCTATATGTCATAGATGGTAGCCTAATAATCCTGTGATTTGATGGTTAGTTGAGTATCCATAATCAATTCCAAAGATAAACTTCCTCCGGAAGAGCATCATTCCTCCACCGATAGCTGGACTTGTTGCTCCTTTGAAGTTGGTCATCACTCCTCCTCTTGCATATACTCCGAACTTCAACCTCTCTGCTGGAGACTGCAAGCTGATTCGCAAGTTCTCGCTCCGATTCTGATAGTTGCTCCAGGAGATACGTACCTCTGACTCCTTGAATCGTGCAATCGTGTCATAATTCAACTGCTCAGAGAGCCATGTCTGCACTATGCTTACCGTGTCTATCAATAACAACGTGTCTAAGACTCGTTCTATCTTCTCAAGTGTTATTGTATCAAAACGAACTGAAACCTCCTTAGAAACGAAGCGAACGGTATCCGTTTTCCATCTGTCAACATATTGAATCTGTGCAACAGGCTTCTCTATTGTTATTGTTTGAGCTGATGAATCTCCACATCCACGCGATCCGAGAACTATTCCAATCGCAAAAGCTGCTATCAGAGGCCAATATTCCTTAATGATTTGGAGGACTATGCTCATCCCCAAAGATCAGCCTCCTCCTCTCTTCGGGCAGTCAGTCCAGCCAACACTTTGCCATCAGCTTTGTTCCATCTCTTGATTTCTCTTGGAATGTTCTGATTCATTGGCCCACCATTAATCAAGAGGAGCAAAGTGCTTCTCTTCAGATTACCAATTCCTAAGTTGTAGGTGAAGGAGATGAGAGCTGCCTCCTGATTGTCTGTGAGATTGTGCTTGAGAACAGAACGAACCTGACCAGCTACTTCCTTAATATAGTGAAGGAGAATCTCCTCTCCTCTCTTCCGGTCAATATCGCAATCATCCATTGAAACCTTATCTCCGTTCTCGTATCGAGTTGATCCGAAGCCGATGGTCGGAACTCCTCCAGGGCAGAGATATGCTTCGGGCATAAATCCCTCCCACTTCTTAATGATTTTTGCCGCCAACTTTAGGCTCTTTGGTTGTCTTTTCGCCATTGCACTTTCCGTTTTTACAATCGCACTCTCTTGGTCTGAGAGCGCACCATTTAGGCTCTTTTTGACCAGCCCTCAATCTTGGTCATTAGGTGTTTCCATATATCCACTCCTGTGATAGTTGCGATGTTCTCCATGTTTGACTTGAACTCAACAATTGCAATATATCCAGCAGTCAATTTAGCAACAGGAAGCCATTCCATAAATGATACTTCCATCACTCTGCTCAAGATGATCGCGATTGAGTAGAAGATAATCTTGCTGACCGTTCGGGCCATCCTGTTGGATCGTATCTCTTCGCCCCTGACCTTTGCTGCCTTGCAACCTGTAATCACATCAGCGAAGATAAGTACTGCAAGACCAACCATAGCAGCCGTTATTGGAGCGAAAAAAAACACAATGTAAGGAATCCCCAACTTCACTATTGTTCCAACTTCAAATGCTCTCATTGTGCACTAAATGTTTCCAAGTTGAAAGCTACCATAGCATCTTGTTCCTCTTGCGTGAAGCAAGCTCGGTAGTCGTTGATGTCCGAATAGCTGATTAACAGGCACCATTCCATAGTACCCTTAACCTCCGTCTCGATGACCTCAAACGCCTGAGTAGTATCGGTTACGGTTGATATGTTAAAGCATGGCCCAGCCAGCTGCTCTTCATTTCGAGCAAGTGCTTTCGCCTTTCCCTCGCTTCCTGTTCCTTTCGGTAGTATAACTGCTCCCATTTATGTCGCTTCAAATGCGGTTGCTATTAAATCAAGATCAGCAGAACTTGGCTCTGCATTATACAGGGCCGCGCTGCTCATTTTAGCGTTTCCAAAGTATATCAAATAGGGTACAATGGTGTTCCAGTTGGCGTTTGCGCTCCAATCAATATCGGTGATCCTCACAGTTACATCTGTGTTCTGCATTTCCGACAAAGCCTGAGCCTGAGTATATGGCGAAAGCGTTACTCCGTTGATTTTAATCACAGGAGTCCCCACTCCGCTAACAGGTGTTGAGGCAACTCCCAGCACATATATTAAGTGCGCCCCTCCGTTTCTCAGCACCCTCCAATTCGCATCAGAGTTCCCGTTGAATCTGAATACTGCTGCACCGTCTGAGCCTGTAAAGCCTAACGCTGGGTATGTCATACCAAGCGGAATCTGCTGAGGAGCTGGGTTGCCGTCATCCATAACAATCTTGTTGCCACCACTATCGGTGTACTGTCCTTGATAGCCTGCCGTAGCTTGTCCTAAGTCTTT